GTCGGCAACTAAGGCTTTTACAATGGTTTTCATGTTTGCAGTCAAAGCATCCCAGGCGGTTATCCGGGCCGTTTCATCGTTCTGGGGATCAATACGGATTAAAAACAGCTTCAGGATCATTTCTTTGTTGGTCCATGCTGCGACATTTGCATCCAAAAGATCATCCGGGGGTATCAGTAGCAAAATATCAAATGATTCCTGCCCGGTGTTAAGCTCAGTCAGATAACCTACCTGAACCGTCTTAATTGACGTTATCCCGGCTACTGCTGTTTGCAGTTTTGTTTTCAGGGTTGTTAGTGTCATTGATCTTTAGATTTAATGCAAACTTTCTATTTCTCAAATGAAGCCTTACGGCCTCTGGAATTTCGGCAATACAAAAGGTATTCATTACATAGTCGAACGCCTCGACCCAGCCTGTTAACCTTGCCTTTTCAACCTCAGTCATTCTGTGAATGAATTACGGCTACTTTGTAAGAAAGTGCCTCAAAGAACTTGTATACTTTCATCCGTTCCACGTATTCAATGTTTTTTACATCTTCAGATAACATCAGGATTTTCCCGTACCAGCCGAAGGATTGTAACTCATCTTTTCCCTTGCTTTCCTTACCGCCTTTTCCAGTAAAGAGATTTGGTCGAATTGTTTTAATATAAGCAAGGGTGTTATTAAAGAAAAAAAAACATTCCAGACAATATCCAGGGTCAAGTCTTTAAATTCTTTTGCTCGCTGGGAACTTTTCATCTCGTCGTACTTTTCACCTTTCGGCCTGCAAAGAATTGAAATCAAGTTGCAGAGCAGCATCAAATCCCGGTCCTTGTTCATTGCGCTTAATGCGATGAGAATGTCCGCACTCTCGGTAAACTCCAATGCGGTTAAATCAACCATAGGGACCTTTCGGCCCATGATCTCGGTTGAAGTGGGTAAATAGTACCTCTCGCCTTTGAAATCGAAATATTCAAGCTCCCCTGCAGCAAAATCAGGCGGGTAATACAGTATTCCTTCAACCATGCTTCGCAAGTATTGCATGTATAAGGTCGTAATCGAAGGTGAGGAAATATTTAACACAACCTCGTGAGGAATATCGGATAAGATTTCCAGCACTTCACCGTAATACTTTGGGATCTTTTTAAACTGATCTTCGATTGAAATAGTTTCTTGGGCTGCATTTATACGACGGTCCTTTTCCTCATCATCCAGGCCAGAGGATTGATAAGCGACCAGGTAAAGGTTTGCCAGGGTGTCAGGCATTTTCAATGAAGCAACTTTTGCAGCATCCTCAATGGTAATATCAGACCAGGTATTCTTTACCCGGTACAAACCCTCGTTTACCTTTATTTCCAGCATCAGATCAAATCTGAAAGATATTTAACAACTGCGGTAATTTCCCGGCTGGCATAAACCAAGCGGGTAATACTTTTTCCCTGTCCCCGGTAATCCTGTTTGATTGTTTCCAGATCCGTAAGGTTTTCCCGGAGCGATTCAACTACTTTCTGAATAGGCGACTTTTCAGGAACGTAAATAACCGCCTCTGTTTCTGCCTGATCTTCGACTTCTTCAATCGGTTTGTTTTTTGGTCTGCCTGCCATAATATTAAGTTTTAGGTTTATGATATTTTCCAATGGGTTATCTTTCCGACATGAGGAAGTTCAAAGTACATTCGCATAAGTAAAGCATCTGAATAATCCGGGCTGCGGCCTATTCGTTCTTTTACCTTTTCTTTGCTCATCATCGTTAATTTACCTTCGCTGTCAACGTCGCTGTGTTTGATCTGTTCCAGTTCCTCGATGATATAAGCCTTTGTAGTTTCATCCGGGCAACTAATAAAGATTTCAGCCTTGTTGATCTTTTCAGCCAGTTTAAAGCCGCATTCTGATTTTAGGTTAGAATAGTTACCCTCGATTGCTTTTGAATTGTTTACAAAGCCTTTGCATGAAAGCTGGTCAACTACTCCGCCCCCTACACCGTCCTCGTCACAAACAACCCTCGACATGGGAATATTAAAGGCATTCGCCTGCGCTTTGATCTGTTTTGCGGTTTCGGTTGTAAGGCTTTTTTTCAGGGTAATGATCTTTACCACTTTGAAACCAGCCCAAATGAAAATCGTTGTATTGTCTTTTCCTTTACGGGCAATGTCAGCCGTTATAAATCCCTGTCCGTCTTTAACATGTTCGTTTTTGAACAAATCAATGATATGATCGTATTCGATTAAAACAGCCGGGTCGTCGTCATATTCCCAATTGCCATATAACAGCCTTTCCTTTTCGTTTGCCGTGAGAGTTTTGACAAGGTGGTCAATATACCCCTCTGGCAGCTTTTTGTTATCCTGGGGGTACGCCTGTACGAATTTGCGCCAGGGTTCCAGCGACCCTTCCCGGTTCTTTTTGTAAAAGTCTTTATAGAGAAAGTTTTTTGAAGGGTTGCAAGTCATCAGGAGTTTGGCCGGGAGTTTGTAAAGTTCATTTTTCCAGCGACCTATCGAAGCGGACAGGTTACTTTTTGAAGCGGTTTCAAATTCCCCGGCTTCCTCAATCCAGCCCCTTGTCATTTGCATTGAGCCAAAACGCTGGTACAAAGGATCAGAGGGCATGTACTTTGCCTCGATCAAAAAGACTTTGGATTTATTGTAAAGCTGGAAATAGTTATCCTGGCCGTTAAATTTGTAGTAACCTTTGGCAACTTTGTAATTATCTAAAACCTCAAAAATGGAAGGGACGGTATATTTACGAAGATCATTCAGGGATTTACGGGCAATGAAATAGAGAGTGTCAGGGTAAATTAAGGCATCTGCAAAGATCAGGGAACAGCCCAGGTAAGATTTTCCAGAACCTTTGCTACCTCCGTATGCGATTTCAGTCGTTTCACCGTCCATCCAATACCGGCAGACTTGTTTCTGCTTTTCGTTTCCGTTGGTATTGAAGATGATTTCCATGCTGATTTTGTCGGTGTTTCCCATACTGTAACTTTATGACTATGCTGTTAAATATTAATTAGTTACATTCAACTGTTATTTTTGTCTTTTACTCCACTTTCATGCCTGTGATCTGTTTAAGCTCGATAACTCCTGACAATTCAGCCTTGACTGGTGCATCGTATCCCATAATCTTTGTGATAGCGTCAAGGGCCTTTTGCTTATCATATAGCTTGATCTTCACGTAATCTACCTGAACAGGGGCACCGGTCAGGGTCGGGAAAGTTTCAGTTTTGGTACTGATTTCCTGAATACAAGCCTTTTGTTCATCGGTGAGCTTTTCAAACTCCTTTCGCTCAATCCAGGTATCATACATGTGTGCAATAGAAGAAAGGGCAATTTTCTTATGCTCTGAGAGGATCAGGCTTATGGAAATATTGAGAAGTTCCTCTAAGTGGTCCTTGTGGTGCTGGACCTTTTCTTGAATGTGAGGTTTTGACAGGTTTTCGGTAGCTATCTGTCTGGCAGTCCTTTCTGAGTATCCGGCTTTGATTGCGGCCTGAGTAGCATTATAGCCATTCTTCACATACTCAATACAGAATGCCTGTTCTTTGTAGGTGAGTTTACGCTTCTTCTTTTTATCAGGCATCTTCCTGTTTTTCAGTTCACAAATGTAATCTATTAAAGTACAAATGTCAAGAAGAAGTTTACAACAGGGTTTTGTTGAAAGGAAAAAGCGGGCCTTGACACCCGCCTTTCTCGAAAAACGCCTTGATTTTGATCTAATCCATACAGCCTCCTTTCGGGTTAAAATAATATTGGCTGAATTTTACTTAATTCTGTTTTGGAATAACCAAATTCCTTTATCTCGTCAATTCTCAATTTGTTGGAGTTGACGGCATCAGATGCCAGTTTGTAAAAGTTCTTTTTGATCTCAAAGCCAAAGGATTTGCGCCCTAAATTATCGGCTGCGATTAAGGTACTCCCTGAACCGGCCACCGGGTCAATAACAACGTCGCCAGGGTCCGTAAATATTTTAATCAATGATTCCAGTAGTTTAAGTGGTTTCTGTGTTGGATGAATCTTTTCGCTTTCATTGTCACGGGGCCAGTCCATGCAATTAAAAATCATCTTACCTTCATTTCTGAACTTTGGCAACCTCTCACGGTAAAGGACCAGTCCATATTCACAGTTTCCGACTATTTTCATATTGGCCTTTAAAACCTGGGCCGAAAAGTTCTTCCTGAAAACCAGGTTTATGTAATTATTCAACCCGTATTTTTTACCCAGTTCAATGAAATACATTTGCTGATCAAAGGCACAAAATAGGACCATGCAAGGAGCGTCGCCCTTTTGCCTTGCTTCACCTTCAACCTTAACAACTTTCTTTTCAGGCTTTAACATAGTTGAACAGAAGTGCATAAATTCAGCCGGTCGAAAGTCTTTATCTGTATCAAAAAATTCCTTTCCTGCCAGTTCGCTTTCCCCGTTTGAATTATCTCCGTCTTTATACCAGGCCGGGTTTGAAGCATAAGCATTGTTTCCCAAATTATAAGGAACATCAGCGATAATTAACTGAGCCTTTGGGATTCCGTAAACTTTGTAATTCTGAAAATGATCGTTAATTAACATTTTACGCTTTTTTATGAATGTTAAATTTTTTTAATAACTCATCCAAAGAATAATACACCGGAATATTAAGGCTCTTTGCATATTCAATTTCCTTG